CATCTGTTCCATTGCTTAACCTTTATATTAATTCTTTTTTTACTAGATCGTTTGCAACTATTTCAGCTTGTTCAATAGTTTTATTTTTTAAATAATATTGATTACTTTCTAGAAAACTTTCATAACCAATATTATCAACTGTAAATACATCAAATCTATTTTTGAAATTCCATTTTACAATCAATTTATTTAATGGATATTTAAAAGATATTGTTTTGTAGTTTATCATTTTTATTTCCTTTTGTTCGTTTGTTTAGTTCAATTTAATATATTGGTTAATTAATGGAACATGACAAAACGTCACATCTATTTTATAATGGTTCTAATGTTTAGAGAAGATTGAAGAAGATTAAAAGATATTCAAATAAAGATAGTTAAATGATCCTATTCTTATATTGACACGCCAGTTTCTGTACTCACATCATGAGCAACGGATAGGTAAGTAGTATTGACCTATTTATTTTAAAGGTTTTTTGTTTTACTATTGATAGTGTTTAATTATCGTTAGTAATATTTGTTGTAGTTTTGACTATATTTATAGAATCTTTGGCATGGGTACCCCCAAATTACTGGTGTCGTTTTATTATATATATATACATGGATAATTTCCACACCCATACACACACACCCCCATAAACAACCCTGCACCCATTTATCAACACTTTTCCAAATTTTATTTTTTTTATTGTTTCAAAACTTAAATACACTACATCTGGTATATGGATTATCTTAATACTGAAGATTTAGATTGTATTGCTTATATTGATAAGAAAACAAACAATGTAATTATTAGATTTATTGGTCTCCCTAATGCGAGAGCAGCAGAGCTGTTTACTGATTATGTAATGATGACATTAGGTGTAGATTATAATCCATTAGATAACAGAGAAAGATCTAAGATGGTACACTAATGAATATCAAAATCCCTTATACTCCGAGAAAACATCAATCTTATTTACATCAACAGATCAATAGATACAGATGGAGTGTTCTCGTGTGCCACAGAAGGTTTGGCAAAACAGTATGTATGATCAATCATTTGATTAGATCAGCATTAATGTGCAAACATAAGAATCCAAGATTTGCTTACATAGCTCCTACATTCAAACAAGCTAAAAGTATTGCTTGGGATTACATGAAACAGTTCACAGCAAAGATACCAAATACTAAGTTTAACGAAACAGAACTAAGAGTTGATCTACCTAATGGCAGTAGGATAACATTGCTTGGTGCAGAAAACTCAGATGGGTTAAGAGGTATATACCTAGATGGTTGTGTTATAGATGAATACGCTAACATTGATGGTAAACTCTTTGCAGAGATAATTAGACCAGCATTGTCAGACAGAAAAGGTTACTGTGTCTTTATTGGTACACCTGCTGGAATGAACAATAACTTCTATGATCTCTACCAACACGCCAATGGTGCAGAAGATTGGTTTAACTACAAAGCTAAAGCAAGTCAGACAAAGATTGTAGATCCAGAAGAATTAGAGAAAGCAAAAGAAGTTATGGGTGAGAAGAAGTACCTTCAAGAATTTGAGTGCGATTGGATAGCCAACATTGAAGGTGCAATATACGGAGATGAGATGAACAAACTAGATGACAAGAACCAGTTAGCTAGAGTTCCCTACGATCCCACTTTGCCTGTCTCTACTGCCTGGGATCTCGGTGTCGCAGACCACAGTAGCATAATATTCTTTCAACAAAAAGGAACAGCAATACAGGTAATAGATTATCATGAAGAGAGGGGTCATGGTTTACCACACTACATTCAGTTGCTAAACGAAAAACCTTACATCTACAAAGATCACTTTGCTCCACACGATATTGAGGTACAGGAGTTCGGCAATGGAAAGACTAGAAGAGAGATAGCTTATCAATTAGGAATTAGGTTTAAGGTAGTACCGAAGCTACCAGTAGAAGAAGGTATCCACGCTGTAACCATGTTGCTCAACAGATGTTGGTTTGATACAGACCATTGCAAAAATTTGATAGATGCGTTAAGACATTACCATAGGAAGTACATCGACAAAAATAGAATGTTCAGATCGAAACCTGTACACGATTGGAGTTCACACGCTTGTGATGCTATGCGTTACCTAGCAGTTGGATTGCAAGAATTAAATACTAGACAAACTGCTCCACAAAGTGTAGCAGATAATGATTACAGGATTATTTAATTATGGGATCAATACTAAAACCAAAAATGCCATCGTTGCCACCAGTGCAACCTTTGCCAGAAGCTCCCAAAGCAGAACTGTCAGCAGAGGAAAAAGCAAAGATTAAATCTGAGCAAGATGCGATTGAAAGAAAAAGAAAAGGCAGAAAATCTACAATCCTTACTGGACCACTTGGTCTACAAGAATCTGAAGAAACCAAACTTAAAACTTTATTAGGAGAATAATATGTTAGATAAAATTAAGAAAGCATTTACAAAAAAGAAACCTGCAGTAAAAAAAGTTATCAGCAATATGGATGACTTAGATAATGGTGTGGGTATTAATCAAGAAGTTAAGTCAGAAGTAAAAACAGAAGTTAAATCTGAAACTAAATCTTCTTTAACATTTGGTAAGTAATGGGATCTCCTAGTGCATCAACTGGTGGGGGTGGAGAAAGAAGATACGAACCACCTAAGAAACAAAACAAAGTTGTAGAATTTATTAAAGGTGGTGGAATTTTAGGAGCTGCTATTAGAGGTGTAAAAAAATCAGCAGAAAAATCAAAAATGCAAAAAGAATTAGACTATGAAGGTAGTGCATACCAAACTAAATCAAGTGCTTCTTATCAACCTGTTACTGGTAATAATGGTGGTGATGGTGGTGGTGCAATAGCAAGTAGTGGTCAAGTAGTACAAGCTCCAACAGTAACTGCTCCAACTACAGCAGAAGTTTCGCAAAGCTCAACTACCAAAGCAGAAGATCCTATTGAATTAAGAAAGAAAAAAATAAAAGCAAGAGGAAGAACTCCAACAATCATGACAGGCGTTACTGGTGCAACTGGTAGCTTGACTTTAGGTAAACCAAGTTTATTAGGTAGATAATGGCACAAACAGATAAAGCAAAAAATTTATTAAAACGATATGACAGATTAAAATCTCAAAGACAAAATTGGGAAAGTCATTGGCAAGAAGTTGCAGACTATATGCAACCAAGAAAAGCAGACGTTACTAAGACAAGATCTAAGGGTGATAAAAGAACTGAATTAATTTTTGATGGCTCACCATTACAATCAGTAGAACTATTAGCAGCATCACTACATGGTATGTTGACTAACCCATCTACTCCTTGGTTCTCTCTAAGGTTTAAACAAAACGATATGGAGAATGAAGATGAAGCAAAAGAATGGTTAGAAGATGCAACAGAAGTTATGTACTCTGCATTTAATAAATCAAATTTCCAACAAGAAATATTTGAATTGTATCATGATCTAATTACATTTGGAACTGCTGCAATGTTTATTGAAGAAGATGATGAAGATGTTTTAAAATTTTCTACAAGACACATTAATGAAATCTTTATTGCTGAGAATGATAAAGGAAGAATAGATACAGTATTTAGAAAGTTTAGTTTATCTGCAAGAGCAACAATACAAAAGTTTGGTGATGTATCAATTAACATTGCAACTAAAGCAAATAAGGATCCATACGAAGAAGTAGAAATACTTCACGCAGTTTATCCTAGATCTGACTTTGATCCTAAGAAACAAGATAAACAAAATATGCCATTTGAATCTGTATACCTAGATGCAGAATCTGGTGATGAATTATCTGTATCTGGATTTAGAGAGTTTCCTTTTGTAGTACCTAGATACCTAAAAGCATCACACGAAATCTATGGTAGATCTCCTGCAATGACAGCTTTGCCAGACGTGAAGATGCTAAATGAAATGTCAAAGACTACAATCAAGTCTGCACAGAAACAAGTTGATCCACCTTTATTAGTTCCAGATGATGGTTTTATGCTACCTGTAAGAACAGTACCAGGTGGTTTAAATTTTTACAGAGCAGGAACTAGAGATAGAATTGAACCATTAAACATTGGAGCAAACACTCCATTAGGTTTAAACATGGAAGAGCAAAGAAGAAACTCAATTAGAAATGCTTTCTATGTAAATCAATTAATGATGCAGAGTGGTCCACAAATGACAGCAACAGAAGTTATCCAACGTAACGAAGAGAAGATGAGATTACTTGGTCCAGTTTTGGGTAGACTTCAATCTGAATTATTAAAACCTTTGATCGACAGAACATTCGCATTGATACTTAGAAAGAATTTATTTAGACCAGCTCCAGAATTTTTAGCAGGTCAAGATATAGAAATAGAATATGTATCACCATTAGCGAAAGCACAAAAGTCTACAGAGTTATCTTCTATCATGAGAGCAATAGAAATTTTAGGTAGCTTATCAAATGTTGCTCCAGTATTTGATCATATCAATATGGATAAACTCGTTAGACACTTGGCAGACATTGTAGGTGTTCCACAAAAAATATTAAAACCACAATCTGAATTGAATGCTGAACGACAACAAGCAGCACAACAACAAGAGCAAATGCAACAAATGCAACAAGTACAACAACTAGCAGAAGCAGGGGGAAAAGTAGCACCATTAGCAAAAGCATTACCAGAAGAAGCACAGGCTTTGGCAAACGCTGATGTTGAATAATTTATGGAATCAAATAAACAGCTAGAGAATCTAGTAAAAAAACTTAGAGACAATTATCAATATATTTTTAATACAGACGAAGGTAAAGAAGTTTTGTCTGACTTAGAAAAAAGATGTCATTATCATTCTACCACCAATGTAAAAGGTGATAGTCATGAGAGTGCATATATGGAAGGTCAACGCAGCGTACTTCTATTTATAAAATCAATGCTGCAAAAGGAGAACAAGAATGTCAAGTGAACAGATAACACAAACTGATGTGCCTGTAGAAGAGACAACAACTACTACAGACACTCCTCAACAAACAGAACAAACAATTAGTTCTACAACAACAGAACAACCAACTGTTGCTAAGTCTTGGAAAGAAACAATCTCAGAAGAGTTTAGAAACGATCCAAACATTTCTAAGTTTACTGAAATAGATGCGTTAGCTAAATCTTATATCAATGCAACAAGAATGATTGGTCAAGACAAAGTTGCAGTACCAAATGAAAACTCAACAGACGATCAATGGCAAGAAGTTTATGGAAAACTTGGTAGACCAGAATCACCAGATAAATATAAACTAGAAGTACAATCAGATACTGTTCCATTAGATGATGGTGCAATAAAATCTTTTGCAGAGAATGCTCACAAGCTAGGTTTAAATAATAAACAAGCACAAGGTATATTAGAGTATTACAAAAACTCTATGGAAGGTTCTGCACAACAAGCAAGAATAGATACTGAAACTGCACAAGCAAATGCAGAACAGGAACTTCGTAAAGAGTGGGGTAGCAATTATGATAATAATATTAAGAAAGCTGGATCAGTTGCTAAAGCAAATATGAATCCACAAATCTTAGATATGGAACTAAAAGATGGTACACGATTAGGAGATCATCCAGAAGTTATTAAAGGTTTTGCAAACATTGCAAACATATTATCTGAAGATAAATTAGTAAGTACTGAAAGTGAAAATACTGATCGAGGTACAGATTATGAAGCTGAGATTAGTAAACTTGTTAATGATAGAGATGGTCCATATTGGAATAAGTCTCACCCAGATCATGACAAAGTAGTACAACAAGTATTTACTTTGAGAACTATGCTTAATGGATAAAGAAGAATTAAGATTAGAAATACTTCGTATCGTTGTAGAGAGTGGATCAGAGAATCAAAAATCTAATCCCTTGCCAATCTGCGAAGAATATTATAAATGGGTTTCTAAGGCGAATGAAAATTCGCCTAAGAAAAGTAAGACAATTCGAAAGACAAGTTCCACGAACCTTACTGACAACAAGGAATAGACTTGTAGTCTAAAAGACTTTAAATCCAAGAGAAGCCAGAATTTCTGATAACGTCTCTGTTTTGTTTTAACATTAACTTAACAATTAAGGAGACATAATATGTCAACTGAAATAACAAAAGCATTTGTAGAACAATACAGTTCAAATATACAAATGTTATCACAACAAAAAGGTTCTCTTCTTAGAGATAAAGTAAGATTAGAATCTGTAACTGGTAAGAACGCATTCTTCGATCAAATCGGAAGCGTTACTGCTACAGTAAGATCAACTAGACACTCTGACACTCCACAAGCAGATACTCCTCACTCAAGAAGAAGAGTTTCACTTGTTGACTACGAGTTCGCAGACTTAGTTGATGATCTAGATAAAGTAAGAATGTTAGTAGATCCTACTTCTAGCTACGCACAAGCTGCTGCTTATGCAATGGGTAGAGCTATGGATGATGCTATCATTACTGCTGCTACTGGTT